TAGATGTCAGTACAGTTCTCACCATACCGAGATCGTATGCCAGCTTGAACCACGGCAAAGAAAATAAGGCTCTCTACAGGGAAGGTTAAACCATTCCCCATAGGAGCCCATTTTCCAAGCTCAACGACCCGCCCATCAAGCAACTTAACATATGAAGCCCTTGAACAAGACATAATGTTGTACACGTAGTCACCAAAAAGGTAACGCACGAGTCCGCATGATATCCTGTCTGAGGCCTCCTTCAGATCGAGAGTTACTAGGTCTCGAGTCGAAGAGTTAAGAAGAGCAAGTTTGCCATTTACGGTTTGATCCGTAAAGTTCACACGACCCCCCGTAATGGGGGAGCGGGTGATGGCCTGCTCAAGAAGCAAGCGCTGCCCTTGTTGAATCCAGATTGCCTCAGCGGGATGCACGCATATTAAGCGTGGACCTCGCGAGTCTTTCGGGACAGCAACAAGTTTAGCAACTATCCTATCACACTCAACAATCCTACCTCGTCCTTCCTTTACCATGATCTCATCCCAAAAACTGGGAAGAGACCAAAAGTATTGGTCGTACGGATAAAACTGTTGGATGGCAGGGTAATATGTTAGGAAGCGACTCTTATCACTCGACTTCCGGGGCGGAAATATTGCCCCGGGTCCGTGCTTAGGTTCGATTTCCTGCCAGTTGATGCGTCCTATGACGCGTCCAACAATTTGGCGAGCTGTTCGTAGAGTAACACTGGGGACTCGGCATTCTTTAAATACCAAATCCCAAGCAAAACAACTACGATCAGTTTCTTCAAAGGAAGCTTGCGCCTCCTTGACTTGTTCGTTCGATGGTTCATGCTCGGCTTTATAGCAGAACAATAAGCACTGCCTAACATACTTAAGAAAGCGTGGCTCGTTTTTAACGAGAAACGCATCCCAGAGCGGCATAAGCCACTCAGGGAACTCAGGCTGTTCAAGCCTGTTTCCTTCTATGTACGCCAAACATTGCTTATCCAGTTTAGGTCCTTCAATAAGGACCCACTCATACGTAATCTCATCAGGGGCACCCGCTATGGGCACTCCCGAAAGATACCGTATGTCTACTAGCAGACGATTGTACGCTGTCAATAGTGTACTCATATGAATATTCATTACGTCTGGTTGCTTGTGGTCCTACACAAAGAGAATCCGGAAGGCGACTATGTCGTCGTCCGGAACCTTAAGTAGGATACACTGGCTAGGATCGCGTGATGCTTCGGTATAATAGGTTAGAAACTCCCATTGCTTCGCGGCGGAATACCGCCAACAAAGCAAGTGAGCTTCAGCCCATGATATCTCAGTGCACGCTGTAGAAGGAAGACCAACCTTATCGGAATCTAAGAGAAGTAAGTCCTTTCGGGACCCACTCCTTTTAAACCTAGTAAGACGGACCTTCGCTACGAGACTAACACTTAACTTATTGTGCTTTTTCATGTATATACGTGTTAAAGCTATAAGAGGGGGTGTTAGCCCATCCTATAGCAACTATTGTTGCTAATCGATTGTGAGATGATATTATTGATAATAGAGAGATTTACATCTCTCCATTCACAAAGATCTCATCCATTAAATCGAGGCCAGTATCGTCCTCTTGAAGCAGTGATATGAGGTGCTGTACCGTCGCTAAGACGATTGCACTTGTAATCGCTGTATCATTTGGGCGCGCGACCACGATGTATGCTGATACGGTGCCAATGGCATCCGTAGACAACTCGACCTTCTTGTCGAATCGAGCCATACTCCGAATACCTTTCAGCTTCGTAGCTGAATCGGTAAACTGAGTATGACCGATCTTGAGCTCAGTTGGGAGATTAACTCCCGCTGAGACCTCTCGTCGCAAGCTTGGCCCGGTTTCAGAACCGGGATAAACTTGATTAAACGACAGGGTGTCGATTGTTAGGTTTGCATTCATATGTATGACTGTTGAGCTGATATACTATCACTTGACGGGGGCATTAGCCCCTCACGAACTTCGCTACCAATTGGTAGAGCAGGGCAGCCGCGAGGCTAGCCTGCTTTTTTCCGAAGTTCCCACTAGGTCCGATTGATATACTATTCGGATCCATGTAGTCACGGAGATAGACACTTATATTATCCTCAGCAACTGTCGTCCCACCCATCTGATCAGACCAATGCGTCGGTCGAGTATCATTAAATGATACATCAACATCCGCAACAATCTTCTCAGATATCCAGCCATCAGTATACTTCCGACTTGAGCCTGTTAGGGCTTCATCGAGAGCACCGATGACTGAGGATAGGTCAACGAACCAATCAACTACGAATGAGTACGGAATCCGTTCCCACACGTAGGTAGCTGGTCCAGAAGACACAAAGCGACTTAACATGTAATCAAGCTTTTTAAAGCCATCACTTGTATAGTTCTCTCTGTGTTTACCCTTGACCCCAACCACACGGAGGGCGGACCCCGAAGAAATCTTCGGGTGCCACCAACCGCTAGTCGGAGAGGGCCAAGCATAGTTAGCAGATGTCCAGCTCGGGTTCAGTATCAAAGAACCCTTGCTTTTCACCGTCGACACAATCGTCGACTTGTCATTCTTAACCCTCTTCGACAAATCGTTCTGTAAAGAACGAGCTGCCTTATAGGACTTTTGAATATCAGATGCTAACGGACTGATCCCAAACGAATAACCAAGGTATAGCGATGGTAAAGCATGTGCGATGTCTAAAAGACTCGCACCTGCCTTGACACTACTTCCCTTGATTCTTCGTTGTCTCGTCAGGAGGTCAACGATATCGTTGGCACTCGAAGCAAGCTGAGGGGATTCGACGACATTAAGCAGATTATTTGCTGCATTAATATTATCGAACTCCCGCTTAGCCTGCCTCATCATGGCGAGGGGACTCTTTGGAAACGACCAGGATAGGATCTCATGTACGTCTTGACCGACATACATAGGAGATGGGCTACCCCAGACATGTTGGAACACGTTGGGTCCAGTAAAACTGTACCCTGCGACACCGGCGACATAGCCGGCATAAGCGTCTATAGGATAAACATTATGTTTATACTTTAGATGGCCTACGTTCTTAGTTGTCCTTACAGATCCAGGAGTAACTTCATCAGAAATGAAGCTAGATCCTAGACTAGTGACTACAGAGCCACTAGTTCCCCCGCCGCCGCCACCAGTAGCTGTATAGTTTCCATCACTGGAAATATTCAGATACGTGTAAGCGCCGCCAGGTTGTGTGACTGTAGGGTCGGTTCGAGTCCTTAATCTAGTAGACATGGTATAATAGGGAGGGCACCTCCGG